GGTGCCAATTGGATCACCGCCGTCTCTTGCATATACATCACCGGCGATAAACTCAGGCGAAGACCAAAGGACACCGCCGGCATTTTTAACTACTTCTAAGCCGCGCTCATTATAAGCCGGTGTACAGTACAAGCCATCCTCACGCAACTCAAGATCTACAATTAGACCAAGAGCATTGCCGCTCTCTGGCGGTGCCGGTGTGCCACCGTTAAAAGGTGAGGTTGCATGTTGCCAATCTATAATGACCGGGTCAGCTTGTTTTCTATCATTGAACACTCGCAACATTTCTGAAAGCATTTCATGATCAATTTCAGAGCCGATTGATGAACCGTTCATCCGTGATGTGACTTGACCAAGTGCCAAAGTTTTAAACGGCTTGCCAACGGTCAAACCATCCGGCACATCATAAGATGGCAAAGGCTCTGATAGTTGTATTGCTTCGCCGTATGCTCTGAGTGTTTTTGCTTTTTCGTCTGCTTTGTTCATTTGATTTACAACTTTTCTAGCATAAGAGAAACCGGCATCACCGCCCCAACCATGCCAAGCTTGCCAACCCTTGCCTTGATTGTTCCATGTGGAACCTTTTTTATCTACTTCGTGCCGTGTGAAGTATGCCAACATTCGCCGCACAGTCTCAGGACTGAGCTTCTTACCATTGCCAAGATCACGAGCACGAGCAATGCCAACCGCAGTCATGCCGCGTTGCGATGGTGGCTTGCTTGCTCTAACTTCTAACGCTCTTTTAGCTGCCTCTTGGGCACCTTTTGGTGGCACAAAGTCAATGTGTGAGTACTTATCAGGAATAGCCAACAACTCAGCCTTTTTTTCTGTCTTTTGCGGATGACCTTTGGGCAACAAGTCTAAATCAGTAGTGTATGCTTTTTTTCGCTCACCGGTGCCAACTAGTTTTAGAAAAGCTCTAACTCTAGCAATACCCCATTGACTGCGATTCATGCCAGGTCTATGACTTGTTGAAAACGCACCGGCTCCCCTTCGAAATACTGCTTTGAGCATACCAAGATCAACCTTTTTGCTCATTGCTTTGTATTTATCGTTATGCTTGTCTCTGAGGTTTTCAATTGTCTGTAGTGTTTTATCACTGATCTCAATACCGCCACGAGTGCCGGCGGCAGATGATGGCTTGTTGGTTTTAGAACCTTTGATCCGGTCTTTTTTTGGTGCCGGTGTTTGTGCCTTTGTTCTATTCATTGCGTTTCCTCATTAACTTTTCAGCAAATGCAGATAAGCCGCCGCCGCTTGTTCTTTCTAGAGCTGACCTTGATGCCTCCTCAGGTAGATCACCGGCACCGAGCCTCTCTCTAATTGCTCGCTCTAGCTCATCATCCGGTGTGAGTATGCCAGCTTGTACAAGTTGAGGTAACATGCCCATTGACTCGGCAAGATCATCAGTATCAAGACCGGTGTGCACTAATTTAGGTAATTTGGATGGATCAACAAAACCATAATTCCATCTGATCAATCTGCCGATTGTGCCACCGCCTCGTCTATCCGGTCCGCTGATTTGACCGGCAACAATATCACATAGATTGATGGCGGCACGTCTAAACACGCTCAAGTGTATCTCACCAACGGACCGTGCACCGGTCTCAGTGTTGCCCAAATCTGCAAACTGAGTGAGGAACGCTGATGCAATTTGACTGTCACATTTAGTGATGATGTCTAGAGGTCCGCTTGCATATAAGTTTGGCGTTTCTGCGTAGCTTTCAAATTTTACGGCACCGGTCTCAACTAAATAGCTTTGCTCAGTAGCCAGGAAAGATTGTGCTTGTGCCTCAGCATCATCAATCATTGCATTGATGTCAGCATCAGTCAGACCAAGTGACTCAGCTTGTGATCTATCAACAACAACTTTTGGTGTCGGTACTGCCCAACGGTCCAAACCAATACACATCAAATTGCTTGCACGTTGCTTTGTTCGCCACCACCACCACACCGGACGGAGCATGCCAACCCCCTCAAAGTTGCTGCCGGTCCTGTTGAGTGTGAGCAATAGCAGTTTGTTTGCCGGTATTGGCTCAGGTGTATATGTTGTACCTACCACGTTTTGCAGTACACCGTCTAAATGTTGATTGTCTCTTGATAACCATTGATTATGGGCAGACGGCTCACGGTCTGCAAATTGATCAAGCCATACTTTGACCTTGCCGTTTGCATCAGGTCCTACCCTGTACAACTCTTCAGCGTAGCGATAACCGAGCGGTATAAACTCAAGCAAGTATGTGAGCTGATCCTCAAAACTGACTGACATCTGTCCTGAGTAACCATCAAAACCAAAACACTCATTTGCAAATCTTGCCAACTCATCAGATACAGGATCATTCTCAATACCTGGCTCAAACCGCCAAGAGGCACTGAGCAAAGTTTGTCTCAGCATGTGCCAAGATCTACGCACAATCGGATCAGTGCGCAACATTTCCTCTGCCTCTTGAACCCAATTTAAACCGGTGAGCTTTGCATTTTGTTCTTTGCCGCTGATCACACCGCCATTGATTTGCGTGCCGGTGATACCCTTTGTGACAAAACGTGGTGTATTTGCCCTCATGTGCTTAGGATTGCGTTTTAGTTCACTCATAGCTAGCCTTTGAAAGATGCAAGCAGTCTTAACAGAGTATAAGCACTATTTTGCTATTAAACAAGTTTTGTTATTAATTGCTTGAATGTGCATTGTAGTCAATGCTAAATTTGCTATGTTGAACAGGTTATACTAGGCTCTAGTACTTTTCTATATCTCCGTGCTAGAGCCTAGTGTTTCTTTTTATTTCTCTATCCAACGCTCAACATCAGGATGCAACTCAACATCTTTTTCATCTTTGAGTTGAGGTGCTTTGATGATACTGAGCTTTTCAATGATAGCGTTTTGCAAGTCTAGCAAGTGATCATGTTTAATCTGCATTTGAATTTGTGCATCTCGCAACCTGGCAATCAATGCCTCGCGATCTGCATTTGCTGACGCAAGCTTTTCTTTTAGCTCCTCAACTTCTGCCGGATCTCTACCACTTGCAATTGCCATCATGCTGCTAATGCTGCCGGTCAATACACCAAGTATGCCAACCAATACATCACGGTTTTCATCAACTACTTTAACGTAGCTAAGAAAGAGAATCAGACAAATAATCAAAAATAAAAACACAACTGAGAAATACCAACCTCTTTTAGCTTTTACATCTTCAAGTGTTTGCTCTTGCTTTGTCTTGCTCATAATGCACCATTTAAAAGAATCATCACATAGATCATAAAATAATCAACCCAATAGAAATAATCATCTAAACCGCTCATCAATCTTGCGTGCCTAGAAGTCAATACAGGGTATAAAAGATACAACACATACAACAGATTGAATATTGCGGCACGAATGAAAAACCACCATAGCCACTCTCTCATTTTTCTATCCCTCATCCGGCTTTTGACTTTGGATGGTCCGGCAACCTTTTTCACTTTGTCACTACCCTTTGGAGGTTGCAAACTTTCGATAGTTGAGCCAACTGTATAAATCAATTGTGTTTGCCTGACTCCCTTAAAACGGTACTCACCGGCAAGTGCATACCTTGTGCCCTTTGGTGTAAATGAGTTGGTACGGTGCTTGACTGCTTGCATTGCCTCTTTTGTCAGCAAGACTTGACCGGCACCGCATAAGCTCATAGTGCGTGCGGCAATATTCTTGCTCAATCCCTCAAGCTCAATTGCTTTTGCACCTCCTAATGTCATTAACTCATCTTGTTGCACTTCAACTATTTTACCCCAATGGATGCCAACCCTGGCACCTAGCTTTGTTTTTGGCGGCACCGTTTGTTGATAATGCAATGCAAAGTTGACCGCATCAATTGGACGCTCAAAGCTAAGTAGAAAACCGTCTGATCTGTCAATCTCTCTGCCTTGAAATTTGTACACAAGTGACCGTGCCAACCGGTCATGATACTGTAACCACTTGGCTCCCTTCATTGCACCAACCTTTTGCACAAATGCAGTTGAGCCGATTAGGTCAAGTAATACAATGGCAAGGTATCGCTCTTTAAATTCCACTGCATTTACTCCTAGAATGATTGAACTTTGCCGCCGCCTATTCTTACTTTTCGTTTATTAGTACCACCAATTGACTTTGATTTTCTAGGTGTGTATTGCCTCCGGTCAACCATAGTATCATGCCAATTGAACATGATACAATCATACCTGAGTGCATCCAATGGATCCTCTCGACCATCCTTTTTTGGTTGCTCGTTTTTATCCCAAGAGTAACTAAGCAATGCTTTCCTGAGTGAGTTGCCTCTTGCCTTCTCGCCACGGTCCCAAACATCTTTGGTGATCAAATATTTCTTGCTACTAAAAGCACGTTTTAGCCGCTGAATACCATTCAGTATATCAACCCTTATTGGGTCAGATGTATTGCGTAAATGCATGCCAATGCCTCCCTTGCCTGGCTCTGCACGCATTGCTCTAAATGCACTTGCACCGGTCTGATCATTTCTTGCTTTGCCGGCTTTATCTGCAACACCATCATCAAGCCAGATTCTTTCACTTGGTGCTTGATCTTTTAATGCTCTAGGATAAGCAATGGCAAGTATGAGTTGTGCAAGTTGCTGTGTTGTGACCTCAGCCGGATTGATTTCGTGGCAAATCACAGTTGCCTCAAGCTCCTCATCATAAACCATGATTAAAACAGATGGTTTTCTAAACCCCCAATCTATTGCGATTCTGCCAAGCATGTGCGGCTTGTATTGCCAATTATCTATGACGTGACTTTCTGTAAACTCATTATATACAAGACCGGTTGGCGGTGCCGGCTTGTTCATCACCATTGCCTCACGCTCGGCTTGTGGTAGTAGCTTTGTTGCTTCAAACCAAGCCTCAGACAAGTTTGCCTCATTTACATAGCTTGTAAATAATAACGGATCATAACCGGCTTGCTCTGCCATTGAACACCACCAAGCATCAGCCACCGGTAAGCCAACCAAGATCATGATTGGTGATGGACCGGCACGCAATCTGCCCAATGCTTTGTGTGCAACTTCTGCGGTGAGTGTTTGGCACTCATCAATCAAGCACACACCTGAGGTGATGTTTAAACCCTCTAGAGGATTGTGTGTGGCTTCCCTTGTGCCAGGTCTATAATATGAGCGGCACCAAACACTTGAGCCGGTGTGCGTATCTGTCCACAATCTCAAAGTGTGGTTATACGTCCAACCGAGCGGCTCAAGCCATTTGCTTATTTCAGGCATCAACACTGAGTTGTATCTTGGGTTAGTATCAGTGATGAGCAATGAGGAGCAACCTTGCCTCCATTTGCTGATCATAAGCAATGAGAATACAAGGGCAGATGTTTTGCCACTACCCCAACCGCACCTGGCACTAATGACCTCATCTTGCCGCATGATACGAGCAATGATTGATTGTTGCAATGGATTGAGTTGTAGATTCATTTCTGTTACTCTGTCGGCTCATCTAAGTGCTTGTTAGATGTTGGAGCTGAGGTTGATCCTTCCTCAGCTCCGTTTATTAACAATGCTTGAGCTTGTGCAATCATACCAACAACAATATCAGTACCATCTGATTTATTGTTTACACTCACCTCAACATCACGTTTTGCTGCAAAGTGCTCAGGATATCTGCGTTCAAGCATCCAAGCCGCCGCTCTCCAATCGGTGAATGATGCTGTGGTTACTGCTTTAATGAGCACCGCTTGTGATACGTCAACCGCCGCTTGTACTTCCATTGCCAATTGCTCATCATTCTCACACCAACTGTATAAAGTTTGGCGAGTAATACCGGCTTGACTGCAAGCAACTTCTTTAGTCAATCCCTCTCTGAGGTTTGCTAGTATCGCTTGAATCACTGCCGGTGTTTTTTTGCTCCTCTTGGTCATAATGTTCTCTAAGTGCCTCAATCAATGTTGTTTCTATGTGGTTATACAAATCAATGCTTTCTTGACGCAAATCTTGGCAACTGTCATCAATTAGCTTTTTTCTTAGTTTAGATAGTATTAATGGTGCATCAACTTGCTTCATTTTGGTTACCTCGCGCGCGAATA